CAAAACGTTGTCATGTCGTTTCTCGCACAACTGGGCGATTTCACGGCTGCTCATCAAAGGTTGTTGCTGCTTGCCAATTTGGATAATCTGATTCATAATCTGCTCCGATTTGTAGCTCTCCCTAAGCACCATTGCCCGCCACGCTCCGGCGGGCTTTTTTTCATCCCCACCATTCCCGAAACCGCCGAAACCAAGCAGCCTTGGCCGGCACATAAATCCGTTGCATGATTTGCCCGTCATAACGCGCATTGGCCGCAGCCCCCAGTTTTTCCCTAGCCTCTTCCGGGCTGTCCGCCCAAATGCTCAATGACCACGTCCTGCCTTTGAAACGGTAGGAGAACGTGTATTCGTTTTTCGCATAATCCATAGGAGTTCCTTTAGCTAACCTTCCCGCTTGGCAAACCGCACCAAGTCCAGAAAATCCCCGCACATTTCCAACGTGTGGCCAAACTCGTCCTTGAATCCGTAACGTTTGAAATAGGCTATAATTTCCGCCTCGCTCATCCGTTCGAAAGGTGCCGGGAATGCACCATCAATTTGTTTCGTCATCAACCCTGCTCTCCATTGGTTATGAACATCCGGTTTTGGAAGTGCGCTTCAAACACGGCGGCTGTTACCAGTATCACGGTGTGCCGGCTTCTATAGGCAGCCCATCCGTTGCCGTCAGACGGTCGTCATAGCGCCGCACGGCGGCAACCGCACGGCACATTCCGTAAGCCGTCGTCTGCAAGTCAATCATCGGATGCGCCTCCGCCGTCCGCAGCAACGCATTGATAATCTCGTTGCGGTCTTCCAAAGACAGTACTTGCTCAATCTCTTGTCTTTCCCTCATCTTCTTTCCTTTCCTCAAAAATATTTGCGACCCTATTCAGCCAATTTCCTGCCGTTCATGGCGTGCCACGGGGAATGCCCGGATTTCTTCGGCAAACAATTTGCCGTTTTTGTGATACACAAAAATATTCCTTCCAGAGCTAATCGCTTTGCTAACAGCACCTTGGGAAATTTTTAAATCTTTTGCCGTGCGGTGCTGTCCGTTTTTTCTCGCATATTCAAGCAACGGGACTTTTTCCATAAAACACTCCAGTTCAAAACCATAGCTAAATATAACCGCAGGTTATTGTAATGTCAATACCTGCGGTTGTTTGATTTTGATTACTGATGGTAATAATATGCTCCAAAACCAAGGAGGCAATATGGCTGTAAAGAAACGCGTGCTAACGCAAGAAGAGCAGTTTGAATGTGCTGAATTAAAAAGTATTTTTCAGAAAAAAAAGGGAAAGCTGGGGTTGTCGCAGGCAGCGGTAGCCGATGCGCTCGGCATTTCACAAAGTGCGGTTAATCACTATCTGAATGGCAAAAATGCACTCAATGCCTCCGCTGCCAGCAGGTTTGCCCAGTTGCTGCAAGTTCCCGTTTCCGACTTCAGCCAACGATTAGCAAAAGAAATCAATATGATGTCTATCGGCATTGATGTGGAGAAGCTGAAAGCGATGGGAGAGGATGCGCTAGCAGAAACCACCACTCTGCAACTGATGGATGTTGCCAGTTCTTGCGGGCAGGGGGTAGTCAATCCTGAATACCCATCTCTGCTCCGCTCTATTGAAATTCCCGATGCCGCCCTATTGCAACTATTGGGAACAACCAACCTGAATAACGTGGAACTGGTCTCTCCGGATGGCGACAGTATGGAGCCCACCATCCCGCGCAAAAGCATCATTTTGGCAAAAACCAATACCAGCGTATTCGACGGTAGCGGTATTTATTTCTTTACCTTGGACGGTTACAGCTATATCAAAAGACTGGCACGCGGCAAACACGGCGTGATTAAAGTCACTTCCGACAACCCCGCCTATTCAGGAACAAACTTTGAGATTTCCCCGGAAGAATTCGACCAGCTCACCATCCATGCCAAGCTTTGGAAAGTGCTGCCGCTGGAGTTTTTGGATATTTAGAACAGAGAGGTAAACCATGAGCAAACCTGAATCGAACTGGCAAAAGAACCTACTATATGCTGCTTGTGCCCTTATCGTAATATTGTTGTCGGTTATCTTTTTCTTGGTCGGCAATAACCGACAGCCGACCAACACCATCAAACCAACCGCCGAAAACCACCTACCTGCTACTGCTTCGTCGGAAGCGGCTCAAAACGGCAAATCAAATTCCGAGCAGGTTAGGCAGTTTATGAATGATTTAAAGACACAGGATGCGCAAGCCGTTTTTGCCTACTTGCAGCAACACAACGAATTAGAGGCTACTTGGACGGCGGCAAGCAAAGAAACAGTTACAGCATCCGCATTTAAATATCCTCAGATTCCCAATGGATTTGTTATTGAGACCAATTTTCACGCCATGACGGGAAACGGAGGGGAAGCTGTTTATAACGTATTGATGGCAGATGAAAACACAGATGGCGTGCTTGACCGAATCATCTACACAAATGTGCAGAACCGCAGTGATGAGCATGTTTATCACAACCCGACTGATGAGGCCTCCGCCATGCTATGGGAAGTGTCATTGAGAGAATTAGCCAGAGCATCCCGTTTACCCCATTAATCTAAAAGAGAACCCACCATGAAAACCATCTACCTAGCCCAAGCCTTTTCCTACGAGGTCAAAAAAGGCAAGGCCACCAAGAAGCTGCTCAACGAGCAGCCGATACAGTACGCCTCAGCAGACCAGGCAATCAGCCGGGCAAGGAGGATGGCCGAAACCAAGGCCGGGGCGATAGCGATAGCCCAGCAATATGATGAGGCGACGGGGGAAGCCGGAGATTACGAGGTACTGTGGCAGGACGGGATATTGCCGCAGGGGTTGGGGGAGGAGTAGGCGGGTTAAGCAATAACCATTTAATTATTTGGAGATATTTAATGAATGATACAACAGTAACACCGCAAGAATTGGAAGTTCTTATCCAAGAGGTGATAAGCCAAAATTTTGAGGATGAGGAAAGTCTCTGTGCATTTATCTTTAATAAAGTATCAACAAGATTAACCATTAAAATCAAAGGTAAAGACTACCAATCCAGTTTTCCTACATCTTTTGTACAGAGTTTGATAGAAATTCAGAATAATTTTTATCGTGCCGTATCTATCGCATTGTTTGGAGAGGAAAATTTAAAGCGCCTAACAGCGGAAAAACGTAAGCAGTACGAGCTGGTTTTTATTGTATCCGAAGGTTCTACAGAGGTAGAATCCGACTATAGAAAAAGCTTTTTTCAATTTTGTAAAGACATTATGAAAGATATGCCGCCCAAAACCAAAGCAGTAACGCTACTTACGCTAGCGCTTATTGTTACGGGTGGGGTTCTTGGTTATCAATATATTAACTATCTATCTGATACAGATAAAGAAAAACAACAAACAGTCCGTTTAACCAGAGCGATTGACAAGCTGGCCGAAAATCAAGAGCGGAATATTGCGGCGGTTTTAAAAGGGGTTCGAGGAGCAGATGAAGCCACCATTAACGACCAAGTTTTTGATAAAGCCGCTATTGCTGATGCCAATCAACGGGCAGAGCGCATCCCCCATCAGTCTGATACGACCACAGGAATATTCAGAATCATTATTGCCAGCACTAAAGAGCAGGGTAGTATTGATAAGTTTACGCTGACCAGCGCTCAAACAGGAGAAATCCCTTCGATATTTGATGAAGATAACTTCGATCAGGAAGACATTGATAAAGTTTGGGATGCCATCAAAAACAAACGACCGATTCAACTAACACTTACTCTCGATAAGCAGGGAGATAACATCAAGCAATCTGTTATTACTGCCGTACATTAATCCCAGCCCGCCCAGCGGGCTGTTCTTTTGCCCGTCAAATCCCGTCCGATCCGATTCACAAACCAAATAGCGCATCAGATGTGATGCACAAACCCAAACTGTCAACCCGTGATGCGTTCGCGGGGCTGGGTTCGAACTAGTTCCATTTTGGAACTAGTTCACTTCATCATGCGGCAGCGTAATTTTAATTATGGCGAATTCGCCATATTTGAAATGTCGTCGGCCCTATACCTTGGTCAAAGCAAATAAAATGAAATCAATCACTTGATTTTTCTGCAAAACGAGTGTCGGCCCGGCACTAGCCGGAACCAGCAGCCTTCTGGCTGCTTTTGTTTTGTCCCTCTCCCCAACCGTAAACCCGTAGCCGACTGTTGCCGCCAAGTGCGGCTTTTTGTTGCTGGGAATCTTGAGTTTTACCGACTTTCGACGAGTTTGTCTTAATTTTTTTATTTTATTAATCAGCTAGATGTAAAAATTACCGCTAATTATATTACTTGCGGTGTTGACTAGTTATATAACCGCTAGTAATATTCACCCCCAACGAAGCACGAAACAGACCGCACGAGCCAAGCCCTAGCGGGATACAAGAGGGCAAGCCCAGTTTAAAAGCTGGGGGCAAGGCCGATAAGCCCTAGCGGGCAGCAAAACAAAATTGGCGAGTAAAAGCCGAGGCGAATTTTTAACAGAGCCATTTCAAGGAGATGGCTTGATTAAACATTCGACAGCATTGAAGGAGAGAGCAATGTACGAATACGACTTATGGTTAGACCGCCAGTTATACGAGCATGACCGCCGCAACGCCGCCGCCGAATACGAGGCCGATCGGCAGGAAGAAGAAGCCGAACGATTGGCCGACAAATACCGCAGCGCCATCATCCGCGAATGGGCGGAAGTATCCATGATAGACGGCGAAGAAAACTACGACATCAACACCCAAGCCATATGGGAAAGCTGGATAGATGATTTCTTGAGTTGGAACAACGAAGAGAGCCTGCCGCTGGATATTCCCATGCCCACATGGCAAGAGTGCGTGGCAGTCCTTGCCGCCAATTAACGGAGAACATCATGCAAAGCAATACAGATTGGAAGTGCAGCCGCGCCATTAGGGTGCTGCAGCGCGGCATAAACCTTATCCAAGGCACAACGCTGGATGAAATCATAGACGGGCTAAGCCCGGAGGTGCGGGCTGCAATCATCAGGCACATGATGGATAAAGCCGACAGCCTTATCCGCGAGGAAGAGGAAGAGCGCGAAGAAGAACGCCGAGAGCGTGAGCAACAGTTCATAGGCTTGGCAGCCGGCCAATAACCGCAAAGTGGCGCAGAGACCCCCAGCCGGCGGTGGGGCAAAACACCGGCAGCAGGCAACGGAAAAAGCAAAGACCTCCTATACGGGTAATCCCCCCGAAAAGTCGCCGGATGCCTGCACCTTTACATAGGCAATTCTTGAAAATAGTTTAGCGATGCCGTATATTATCCGCCAATAGGCAGTACAGAACATCTCACGGGTATGTTGTTGGTGAAAGCAGCAACTTATATTTTTAACCACTAAATAAAAGGAGCTTACCATGAAACATATTTATTCAGAGGGATGGGATTTCTGAAATGGAATCTGCCCCCATCACTATTTTAGGTGAAACAATTGGCTACTGGGTACAAACAGTAGCCATTGTTGCATCCGCTGGATTTGCCGGTTGGCAAATTAAAGCACTTAGAAAACAGAATACAAGTAATGATACCCAATGGAAGCAACGCGCCACTATTGATGCCGTGATGGCCGACAGGAAAGATGACAACCTGATACGGTCAAGGCGGCGCTACGCGAGGATGAAACAGGCAAATGTAGACTTTGACGCACTTGGGGCTGCTCCGTTGCTGGATAATGAAGATGCAAATCATGCAATCTTGGACATTCTCAACAATTACGAGTTTATGGCTGCCGGAATTAAAGAAGGAGCGTTTGATGAGCAAATCTATAAACGCATGAAATGCTCGCTTATTGTTGCGGATTGGGAAATTTTAAACATATATATCAGAGCACTAAGGAAACGTGAAGAGAGACCGAAACTATTTATTGAATTTCAATGGTTAGCCGAGAAATGGGGAGCCAGTACAGAGCAAACTGAAAAATAACTTTATCAAAATCAAAGCCACCAGATCAGGTGGCTTTTTTCATGGAGACCCAAAATGAAATCCCCCTTCGCCGCTTGGACAGCGGCCTTTTTTATGGGCACGGCCTTTGTCGCCATGCCCACCCTGGACAGCCAAGACCGGTATTTACAGGCCGCCCAAGCAGAGACCGCAGCAGAGCGGGTAGCCAAGCTCGACCGGCAAGCCTCACAAGAGGCCGCCGAAGCGCAGAAACACTACGAAGAGATGACCGACTACGAGGTAATGCGCGGCGTGGTGTACGAGCCGGAGGGAGACGCCCAATGAGCAAACCTCAATCCATGCTGGACAAAGCCTACCCGATAGAGGCCAACGCCATATTAGGTATGGCATCGGGTATCGCAGCTTCAGCCCTGCATCATTACCAGCTCAACCCGAAGAGCGAAGAGAGCAAGCTGTTTGCAGAAACCGCCATCCCCGCCGTTCGGCACACCATCATGCCGATTGTAGAAGATGCCTACCAGTTATCCGCTGCGCAAGACAGCAGCCAAGACGATTTCCTGCTGGCAGTACACAAAACAGTTTCATTGCTAGACCAAGCTAAAAACAGAGCTGTAGAACTTGGTTTGGCCGAAGAAACACCGAATCCGACCATCCAATAACCACCGGAGCAAAGAATGACCGCAAACACCCAACTAACCCCCGCCCAAAAGGCACACCGCCTGAAAGACTTTTTCCAAGCCCCCGCTGTGCAGGCCAAGATGCGCGAACTGCTGGACAAAAACGCCGCCAGCTTCGCCACCAGCGCCATGCAGATAGCCAACAGCAACCCCATGCTGCTGGATGCCGAGCCGATGAGCATTTTCAACGCCGCCGTGATGGCCGCCACCCTGAACCTGCCCATCAACAACAACCTGGGCTTCGCCTATATCGTTCCCTACCGCAACAAAGGGCGCGTGGAAGCCCAGTTCCAGCTTGGCTACAAAGGCTTCATCCAGCTTGCCCAGCGCAGCGGCCAGTTCGAGCGCCTGGTATCCCTGCCCGTGTATGAGGCCCAGCTGATAGAAGAAGACCCCATCAACGGCTTCCAATTCGACTGGAAACAAAAACCGGCAGAAAACGAGCAGCCTGTCGGCTACTACGCCTATTTCAAGCTCATCAACGGCTTTACCGCCGAACTGTACATGACCCGCGAACAGGTCGAGGCACACGCAGGCAGATACAGCCAGTCCTTCAAAAAGGGCTACGGCGTATGGGCGGACAACTTCGAGGCAATGGCGCTCAAAACCGTCACCAAGCTGCTGCTGTCCAAGCAAGCCCCGCTGTCCATCGATATGCAGAAGGCCGTGCTGTCCGACCAGAGCGTGATTAAAGACGTAACAGGCGAGCAGTTCGACTACATCGACAACCAGCCAGCTGACCCCGTGATGCTGCTGCCGGTGGACGATGCCTTGTTCGCCACCCTGAAACAAAACATCAGCACCGGCGAAATCAGCGTGGAGAGCGTGCTGAACGGCAACTACGACCTGACCCCCGAACAGAGGGCAGAGATTGAGAGTTTGTGATGCTTATCCGCTGTTCCGCCATCCACAAAATCATCGGCCTGCCACGCAGCAAAAACGATAGGCTGACCCAGACCGCCAAAAGCCACCTTATCGAGCAGGCCAAGCAGGAGCTATTCGGCGTGGCCGCCTTCGACGGTGCCAAGTACACCGAAAAGGGCAACGCATTAGAGCCGTTCGCCATCCAAGGCAGCGGCCTGATACGCGGCAGGCAGTACGCTAAAAACACCGAGCGGCGCGAAAACGACTGTATCAGCGGCGAATGCGACATCCACGACCCGAAGCACCGCCTGATTATCGACACCAAATGTAGCTGGGATATTAAAACCCACCCGTTCTTTCGTGAAGAAGCCGAACGCAAAGTCAAAGAAGCGGGCTACGACTGGCAGATGCAGGGCTATATGTGGCTGTACGGCTGCGAGCAGGCCGAGATTGATTTTTGGCTGTTCCCCTGCCCGGAAGACCTCATCGGGCAATACGGCGACCCCGAAAAACTAATTGACGCCATCGAGCGCATCCCGCTGCGCAGGCGTGTTACCACCGTAACCGTCAAGCGAGACCCCGGAGCCATCGAGCGCATCCAAGAGCGCGTGGCCGTTTGCCAAGAATACTATCAACAACTTATGCAGGAGCAATCCCCATGCTGAACAAAGTCATCCTAATCGGCCGCCTAGGCAAAGACCCCGAAACCCGCTACATGCCCAACGGCGAGGCCGTGTGCAACTTCTCGGTCGCCACCAGCGAAAACTGGAAAGACCAGAGCGGGCAGAAGAAAGAGCGCACAGAATGGCATGCGATAACCCTATACCGCAAGCTGGCCGAAATCGCCGCAAAGTACCTGCAGAAAGGCAGCCTCGTCTATCTCGAAGGTCGTATCCAATCCCGCAAATACACCGGCAAAGACGGCATCGAACGCACCGCTTACGAAATCGTGTGCAGCGAGATGAAGATGCTGGGCGGCAAAGCGGAAGGCGGGGAAGGGCAGCACAATCCACCGCCGCCACCCGCACGGCAGCAACCCGCCGCGCCCGTGCCGCAAGATGATATTGACGATTCAATCCCGTTTTAGGAGCAACCATGACACTGACCGAATGGTTCGTCAACGGAGAAACCGGATTAAGCAGCATGACACTGGCTCTTTGGTTATCCGAACAGAAAAGGCCGAAGAAAGGCGTGCACTTCCCATACGACCCATGGGACTTCAGAAGATGCCTGCTTTTGCTGGATGCCGTTCCTGAATTGCGTAAAAAAATGCACACCTTGCCGGAACTCTCGAAAGAGTGGGCGGCATTTTATGAAAGGTGGGATGATATGGAGGTATCCATGCGCAGGGAGATGACAGGGCATACCGCGCCGAAAACTTACGCCTTGATTAATGAAATATTAAAAAGATAGGAGCAACCATGACCCGGCAATTCAAATTCGGCGACCGCGTACAAGATGCAGACGGCAAGCAGTTTGTTTTCCTGCGCGGATACCTGTCAAGCTGTACCGTAGCCGGAGAGGATGGCCGTACATACGACTATCTGACCAACCGCCTGCAACCCGTCCAGCACCCCGACACCGGGCGGCTGGACTGGCTCGCCGCACAAGATGATATCGACATCACGCTGGGCAGAGCCGTGAAATTTAAACCCTGCCTGCGGGCGCATATCGATGCCGCCATGCAGGCACAGGCGGCAGAAGCAGAGGCTACCTGAAATGCCGTCTATCCTAGACCCCTGTTGCGGCAGCCGCATGATGTGGTTTGACAAGCAAGATCAGCGTTGCCTATTTGGCGACCTGCGCACCGAAAGCCACCACCTGAAAGACCGTGGCAACCTGCGCCATCTCGAAATCCACCCGGATGTGCGGTTAGACTTTACCGCGCTGCCATTTGCCGACAACAGCTTTAACTTGGTGGTTTTCGACCCGCCGCACCTTGTACGGGCCGGGAAAAAATCATGGTTGGCCAAAAAATACGGCCAGCTCACCCAAGACTGGCGCGACGACATCAGCCAAGGCTTCGCCGAATGCTTCCGCGTGCTCAAACCCGGCGGCGTGCTGATTTTTAAGTGGAACGAAGACCAAATCAAAGTGCCGCAGATTTTGGCGCTCACACCGCACCAACCCCTATTCGGACATCCCACCGGCCGCCACGGCCGCACGCATTGGTTTACTTTCATGAAGGAGGCTACCTGAAATGACCATCCGTTTCGGCAGCCTGTGCAGCGGCATCGAAGCCGCATCCGTGGCGTGGGAGCCGCTCGGCTGGCAGCCCGCATGGTTTGCCGAAATCGAGCCCTTCCCCGCCGCCGTTTTAAAACACCATTGGCCGCACGTCCCCAATCGCGGCGATATGTCCAAATTTAAGGAGTGGCCGAATGAGCCAATTAACCTTCTTGTCGGCGGAACACCCTGCCAATCCTTCAGCGTTGCCGGATTGCGGCGCGGATTGGCAGACCCTCGTGGCAACCTCATGCTTACCTATCTTGCCATTGCTAACCGATATCGCCCCGAGTGGCTGGTATGGGAGAACGTCCCCGGCGTTCTGTCGTCAAACCGGGGGCGGGATTTCGCCGCCTTCCTCAACGGGCTGGCAGAACTCGGGTATGGGTTCGCCTACCGCGTTCTTGACGCTCAATACTTCGGAGTGCCACAGCGCCGCCGCCGCATCTTCGTTGTCGGCCGTGCTGGAAGCTGGCAACGTGCCGCAGCGGTACTATTTGAGCGCGAGAGCCTGCAAGGGCATCCTGGACAGGGCGGAGCGCCGCAAGAAAACCCTGCCGCCTTTATTGAAGGCAGCTTTGGCACGTATCGCCAGAGTGCTACCGGCGGCACGCTAAAAGCCAGCGGCGGTGCACAGCAGGGCGGCAGCGAGACCCTGTTAGTAGTACGCGGCCGGCAAGACCCCAGCACCGACAACCGCGCATTTGCGCCCGATTGCCGGCACAGCGGCAATACCAACGTTGTCTGCATCAACGGCAACATCATCAATAAAGACCCCGATGGCACCAGCGGCGGCAACGGCATGGGTGCCATCCAAGACGGCACCGCCTACACCCTCACCGCAACCGACCGGCACGCCGTTTCCGACGGTTTCCAGGTGCGCAGATTTACACCTGCCGAATGCGAGCGCCTGCAGGGCTTCCCGGCCGGGCACACGCAAATACCTTGGCGCGGCAAACCCGCCGCCGACTGCCCGGACGGGCCGCGTTACAAAGCCATCGGCAACAGCATGGCCGTGCCGGTGATGCGTTGGATAGGCGAGCGTATCAAGCAAGTAAACCAAATCAAGGAGCAAGCATGACACCCGAAAGAATCGAACAAGAGCGCCTGGCGTTTGAGGAGCGGATGGCCGAACTATATCCAACCAATCCGCAGACGGAACGGGTAGGAGAAGAATACAGCCGCCTCGGCACGCAGTACAAATGGGAAGGCTGGCAAGCCCGAGCCGCACAATCCGAATGGATAAGCGTGGAGGATAGGCTGCCTGAAGCAGGGGAAAATATTTTAATTATTCTTGGTAAGGGCAGATGCGTAAGATGCTCAATTTATGAGCCGGAACTTGAGGAGTTTGAGCGGCTAGATGTAACCCATTGGCAACCATTTAGACCACCCGCCGCAGACCCCGCCGCGTAATGCGGCTTTAATTTTGGAGACTGAAATGTTTACATTATCCAGTTCGGATAGAAACAAGTATCTTGCCTTTGATGAAAACATCTTGAAAGTAGAAGATGAATTAAATCATATGGCCGCCAGCATCTTCCTCGATGTTGATGATTGCCGTCAACTTGCTTCTGCCTTACTTCATGGTGCGGAAAGTCAGATTTTAAGACAGGCAATAAATGATTGGATACTTGAATCAGACAGCGTAGTTCGTCAGCTTCCAGTGGATACTCTGATGATGTTGTACCGTGGGGATCTGGTGGATACCAATATTGATACGTCCGAATTTATTAGAGAAATTGATAAAAGATTAGAGAAGGATGTAGAGAAATGACAGCACACAAACACGCAGAAAATATGATGCTCTATGCTCAAGATGCGTTGGAAACAGAGACCCCTTGGGAGCGGTGGGAATGGCGGGAATTTGGCGACCAATCTTTCATACAATGCGTGCAACACCCGAGCTGGAGGGATAGCTACGAGTTCCGCCGCAAGCCGCAAGTAATCCGCGTAGGGCGGCATGAGTTTCCAAAACCGATTACAGAAGCACCGCCCTTTTGGACCGATTATTTTTATATTACGGCTGTAGATACTTGCTTCACGGTTTGTTCAGATAATTGGGCTGGAGAGATACATGACCGTTGGCGCTTGATTGGAAATCGCGCCCATTTATCCCAAGAAGCCGCCCAAGCCCACGCCGATGTACTGAACGCAATCTGCCGTGGGGATATTGATTAATCGGACCGCTGAAAGACGGTCTTTAGTTTGGAGACACCATGCAAACCTACAACATCCATGAGGCCGCCGCGCTGCTCAAGTGCCACCACACCACCGTCTGCACCATGTGCAAAACAGGCGAAATCGCCGCCTTCAAAGCGGGCAGGGCATGGGTGATTACCGAATCCGCACTTGAAAACTACATCGCCGCCAAGCAAAATGAACGCGAGCAAGCGGTGATTGGCAGAAGGAGTAAAACACAATGTCAATCCATCTCAACAAACACGGGATATGGCAAATATCCCTACGCACGCCAAGCGGCAAAAGATTTAGACGCACTACTGGCACAGCCGACCGGCGCGAAGCCCAAGAGTTGCACGATAAATTAAAGCACGAACTTTGGCGGCAGGAGAAATTAGGGGAGAAGCCAAAACATTTATGGGATGAAGCCTGCATCCGCTGGTTGCAGGAAAACCAAGGCAAGAAGAGTTTGGACGGCGACAAAAACAAAATCCGCCTGTTACCCGAACTGCGCGGCCTGCTGCTGGAAGATATGACACGCGACCTGATACACAGCGTAGTCAACCGCAAAACCTGCTCCGGCAGCACCAAAAACCGCTACTTCGCCCTGATACGCGCCATCCTGAACAAATGCGTGAACGAATGGGATTGGCTCGATAAAGCCCCCAAGCTCAAACTCCACAAAGAGCCCAAGAAACGCATCAGGTGGCTGTATCCCGAAGAAGCCCGGCGCCTCGTCAACGCCCTGGCACACCTGCCCTATATGCAGCACCTCGTCATCTTCTCGCTCGCTACCGGATTGAGGCAGGCCAACGTCCTCAACCTCAAGTGGGAGCAGATCGACCTCAAGCGGCAGGCGGCCTGGATTTATCCCGACCAAGCCAAAGCAGGCAAGGCCATCGGCGTACCGCTCAACCACACCGCCATGCAGGTATTGATGGAAAGACAGAGGGAGGGCGAATACGTCTTCACCCACAGCCACGGCGGCAGGGTTAAGAGCATCAGCAGCAGGGTATGGCACGAAGCGCTGGAGAAAGCGGGGATAGAAGACTTCCGCTGGCACGACCTGCGGCACACTTGGGCAAGCTGGCTCGTGCAGAACGGAACACCCCTGGCAGCCCTAAAAGAAATGGGCGGTTGGGAAAGTGTCGAAATGGTGCAGAGGTATGCCCACCTCGCACCGGAACACTTATCACAACACGCCCGTTTAATCGATTCCAGCATGCCGCCCGGAATCGGTTTAGTCCAAAATTTTGCCAAAGTCCAAAACCGGCAAAACACAGACAAGCAAATAAACCACCTTAACTGA